ATGCCGTTTAAGTGCGCGAAATGCGAGACTATCGGGCCGATTTATCTTAAAACGGGCCTGTGCGACGCCTGCCAGAAAGAATGGGAGATGATCAAGGGAAAAGCATTCACCCTTTATCTGAACGGGAGGCTGAAATTAAAATGAGGCTGATCTGCCCGAGCTGCGGGGCCATGCATAGCGCGGAAAGCTGGCTGAACGATGCGGATGCCCGGCAGTGCATGATCCTGACGGCGGACCTGCCCTGGGATGTATCCCGGCGGTGCTTCAACTACCTGGCGCTTTTCCGGTCCGGCGCCCGGGGGCTTGTGTGGGGAAAGACGCTGCGGCTGTTGTCCGAGCTTTCCGACCTGATGAAAGCGGCGGAAATCAGCTGGGAGAAAAAGCCGAACCGGCCGGGATCGGCCCGGATCTGGGGCATGGCCCTGGACAAGATCATCGAGCATCCGCCCAAACGGCTGCCGCTGAAAAGCCACGGGTATTTACGGGCCATCGCATGGGAAATCGCGGACGAAGCGGACAAGGGCCGCGAGAAAAAGGAGATCCTGAATCAGCGGCCGGTGGGCGGTCCGCGGCCGGTGGTTAAGAATTCTGAGCCGGAACGGATCAACGTCGAGAATATGAAGTCGGTAACGGATAAAAATTTTAGGAAAAAAGTTTCATGACGGCAAGATCACACTTATAATTTTTCTCATTTCATCTGTTAATTCTGTGGGCCTATAAAGCCCGGTGTTTTTCGTAACTGTTGCTGTGGTTTGAATGTTTAAACCCTTTTTCATTTACGGAAGATGACCGGGCTTTTTGTTTTTGGAGGCAACCATGAGACAGATCGACGATATTAAAAAGATAATCATCCACTGTTCGGACTCGGAATTCGGGGACGTCCACCTCATCGACGCCTGGCACAAAGCCAGGGGATGGCGGGGCTGCGGGTATCACTACGTCATCACAAACGGCGTGGCCATTCACGGCAAACCGTATAATCCGGAGCTTGACGGCATCATCCAGCAGGGGCGGCAGTTACGGGAAGTGGGTGCGCACTGCTGGGGACACAACCGCGACAGCGTGGGGATCTGCCTCATCGGCCGGCATCATTTTTCCGCCCGGCAGCTATATGAAGCACTGCCCACCGTCATCATGACCCTGGGCAACATCGGTCTGACCTGGGAGCATGTCTTCGGGCACTGTGAATTCAATGCGCACAAGACCTGCCCGAACATTGACCCGGTCGTATTAAAATCAGCGATCATAAGAATGACGTAATCATTACAAAAAAAAGGAGGCATGAAATGGCTAAAGACAGATTAATGAAGGACGAAATCTCCCAGATCACACTCGACTGCATGCTGGGTATCCGGGAAGGGGTCGGGAAGGTCCGGACCAAGGAATTTTTAAGCTATATTAAAACCCTGATTGCCGCAAAGACCGGCGGGCTGGACATCAACGCCATCCCGTGGCCGATGCTCACCGACAGGGTGCGGCAGTCGGTTGACGCAGCGCTTTCCGCAACGGCCAAAAGTGGGGCGTCCGGCGGGATCGAGTGGAAGTTTATCTCCCTCGCCGGGGCAACGGAACAGCAGAAACAGCAGGGCATTCGGATCCAGGTGGAAATGGAGTTCCTGAGTTCCGGCGCTCCGGACCTGAGCGTGCTCCAAAAAATGCCGGTGGACGACCTGCAGCAGATGCTTGAGGTCCTTGAGCCGTCAACCCCTGCATCCGTGGCCAAGACTAAATAATGGCTATTGACGACTATATCCAGGACGCAGATCCGGGCAGCATCGGAACCCCGGTGTTCGTCGAGCACCGGCGGAAAGACGTCTACAGCATTGCCAATGCCGGGGCGTTGGGCCGGAACATTTTAAACGATATCGTCCGCAGCATAATCGGCCTGACCCCGGTATCCGGGCGCATCCGCATCGAGGTGGAAATCGGCATCGAGGATAAGCGGTGGTTCGGGGATGACGCAGAACGGCGGTCCAAACTCATTATCGAAGTCGGCCTGACGGAGGAGAAACCATGACCCCTATCGTAAAGACAGGGGACTTTGTGTGCACCCGGAACCCGTCTGCGTTCCTGCGATGGCCCATCAACCGGGTCCAGGCGTTCTGGGAGATGGACAGCCGGGCGGAATATTCCCACGCGCTGCGGATCATCGACGACGATGGAACGACGTTTGAGGCGGGGATCCGCGTGAAAGGGAAGGTGCTCCACAAGATCGGGAACCAGAACCTTTTTGAGGCATACGCGGGGACCCGGATCCTGGTGGCCCGACACGCGGATTTTGACCTCGATCAGTTTGTGTTTGCCTTCCCGGATATCCATAAGGCGTATTGCGGCCGCACGTACCCGTATCACCGGCTGGTGCTCATGGCGTTTCCATACCTCATGAAATATCTGAACCTGTCCGATTTTGCCGTGTGCTCCGAGCTGGTGGCCCGGCAGCTGGTGGAAGAGAACCTGATGGATTACTGGGAAGGGGTTTATCCGGCGTGGCTGACAAATATGGCCCGGTATTTCAAGGGCTGGAACGTGGTGTTCGAGGGGGTCATATGAGTTCTGAAGAAAACGGGAACCGGTACAACTGGGCGCTCTACAACCTATTAACGGTGATAGCCATCGGGTTGTTCATCGTGATCGGCATCGTGACGGACGCCATCACCATGACCATGATGATGGACCTGGTCTCGGAGTTCGGCCTGCCCGGCGTGGTGCTGGTGCTGTGGTACCTGACGGACAAGGGGAACCGGAAGGTGCTGGCGGAGTATAAGGCGGACATGGAAGAAACCCGGCAGATGTACAAAAACAACGTCCACCTGGTGGAGGGATACGCAGGACTGGCCCAGGACCATAAGGACGTGCTGGTGATGAACACCACGGCCATGACGCGCCTGGGGGATGCAATCACGACGAACCAGTACTGCCCGATGGTTCGTCGAACAGATAAGACGGGGGGATAAATATGAACGAGCGTTTGAAGGCCATCGGCCGGTTGTCGGAAAAAGAGATGGAAAAGAAAATCCTGGCGCTGTCCATCAAGGGCCTGATCGAATCGGTGCGGGACCAGCTGGATCTGTTTGAGCATATCGAGGACATTTCGGCGGATGTGGCGGCCCAGCAGGCCGTGGAGCTGGCCGAAAAGCAGATCCGGTATAAAGAGCTTCTTTCCGAAATAAAGGCTCTTGAAAAGGCTCTGGGGAGATAACGTCATGGGAAAAGAGATCCCGCTGGAGACCCGGTTCAAGGCCGAGGAGCTGTATGTGGTGGACGGGTTGACATACGACCAGGTGGCCGAGGCCACGGCCGTGTCCGCTTCCCAGCTGAAACGATGGGGAACCGAATCGGACTGGACCGAACGGAAACGGGAATACCGCAGCGCGGTGTCCTCCATCCGCCGGGACACGGTGATCCTGCGCCAGAAGCTCATCGAAAAAGCCATGAACAGCCTGGACCCGCAGGCGGTGTATGCGGTGGCCCGGCTGGAAACCGCCGCGGCAAAGGCGAAGGACGGCAACGAGTCGGGAAGCATGCTTCCCGCCGACAACCGGATCATCAAGACGCCGGAAGACGCGGTGACGGCCCTGGGGGATGTGATCGAGAAGAAGATCAACACCATGCTGACCCAGCCGGGGGGCGTGTCACTGACCGCTATAAAGGACATGAAGCAGGCCGTGGATTTGTTGGAAAAGATGCAGGAAAAATATGCGGTGGAGAGTGCCGGGGAAACCGGCAAGAAACGCGAACTGGATCCGGAAACCATCAGGACGATCAAGGAAGATATCTATGGTCTCTAAGAAACCCGCCATACCGCTGACCGGCTACCAGAAAAACTGGGTATCGGATAAGAGCCGTTTCAAGATCGGCGTCATCACCCGCCAGGGCGGCAAGAGTTTCGGCACCGCCCTGGAGGCCGTGATCGACTGCATCGAGCATAAAAAAACGCTGTGGGTGTTTCTGTCCGCCGGGGAGCGGCAGAGCAAGGAGTTGATGGGAAAGGCGGCCGTCCACGCCAGGGCAATGGGCAAGGCTATTGATGAGCTGGAGAATGACGTGTCCTTCGGCGAGGACTCAAAATACAAGCAGCTTGAGATCCTTTTTCCAAATGGATCGAGAATTGTGGGCCTGCCGGCGAACCCGGACACGGCCCGGGGATGGAGCGCCAATATCCTCCTGGATGAATTTGCCCTGCACCGCGACAGCCGGGAGATCTGGAAGGCCATGTTCCCCACGGTGACGCGGGGGTACAAGATCCGGATCATCTCGACGTTCAAGGGCAAAACCAATAAATTTTACGAGCTGTTTTTTTCCGCACCCACGCTTTGCAAATACGACGGCCCGGATTTTACGCATGTCGGTGACCGCGGGGGATGGAGCAAGCATTTTGTCAGTATATATCAGGCGATTGAGATGGGGCTGCCGTTAAAGGACGAGGAAGGAAAGCCCATTGAGCCGGATGATCTGCGCCTGGCGCTCAACGACGACGATGCCTGGGAAGAGGAGTTTGCCTGCGTGCCGTCCGACGAAGTGAGCGCCTTTTTAACCCATGACATGATCTCGGCTGTCGAGGATGTGACGATCGACAAGTCGCCGGTGTGGGTGGCGAACCTGATCGCGGCGGCGGAGGCGAACTACCTGGAATATAAAAGAACCGGGGTGCGGCCGGCCCTGCCCGTGGATGTGCTGAAAAACGTTGAATTTCTGGGGGACCTGTATCTGGGCATGGACATCGGCCGGAAAAAGGACCTTTCCGTGATCTGGGCGGATCAGCAGGTGGATACGTTTCTGTCCTGCCTGGCGGCCATCGAGCTTGCGCGCAAACCCTTTTTCGTCCAGGAGCAGGTGCTGCACACGCTGATGAGCGTCAAAGCGTTCCGCCGGGCCTGTATCGACGAGACCGGTCTCGGCTTGCAACTGGCCGAAGGGGCGCAGGATCTGTTCGGCGCCTACCGGGTGGAAGGGGTCTCGTTTTCGCCGCAGGCAAAGGAGATCCTTGCGGGCGGCATAAAACAGAATTTCGAGGACGGCGGCAGCCGGATCCCGGCGGACGCCACGATCCGGAACTCGCTTCACAGCGTGAAAAAATACGCCACCACCACGAAGCATTTCAGGTTTGATGCGGAACGAACGGACGCCACGGGCCACGCGGATCACTTCTGGGCCAAGGCCCTCTGTATCCAGGCGGCGACGTCAAACACCAAGGCGATCAGCGTGGGCCGGGATCCCGAGAAAAGAGAAAGCGTGACCGGCGGCGGGCCTTTGATCAGGGGGAAAGGCGGATTTTTCGGACGGTTTGCAAAGAAAATGAGGGCGGCATGAGCATACGGGAGAGAATTGCAAAGGCGATCGCACCATCCATGATGAATGAGGACCAGGTTCGTCAGATGGTTGCGGATGAAGTCAAGCGGGCAAAAGCGGCGGTGCCGATCACGGCGAATTACGACCCCAAGGGCGAAGGGTACCGGCGCCTGGCGTCCGGGTCCGAGGCCCTGCGGGATATGCAGTTTTTGTCCCAGGAGCGGATGTTCGAGGTGGCGTATTTCATGTTTGACTCATCGGCCATGACCAAGCGCCTGGCCCGGCTGGACAAAACGTTTTTGTTTGCCGAGCCCATCAGTGTGGATTCCGATGACGACGACGTGCAGGAAATCATCGATCGGATGTGGACGAAGAAGTTCCGGAAAATCGAGTTTCCGGATTTGATGATGTGGCTGGGGCTTCTGGGTGAGCAGTGCTGGCCGGTGGACGTGAATCCGGCAAACGGCCGGGTGACGCTGCTGTACACGGACCCGACGCAGATCGAGGCGGTGCACGTGCTGGCGTACAATGTAAAACAGGCGGTGCGGGTCGACATCGTGGGGGCGTCCGGACGGCCGTCCAAAAAGCTGCCGATCATCCGGATGGACGAAAACCCGCTGTCCAAAACATACGGCCGGACGGTGGGGGAATGTTTTTTCTGGTCCATCAACCATCCGCCCAACTCGCCCCGGGGGAGAAGCGATTTGCTGACCCTGTTCGACTGGGTCGATTCCCTTGAGCGCTACGGATACAACTACCTGGAACGAGCCGAGTTTATGCTGAATTTCGTGTGGGACGTGACACTGGAAGGCATGACCGAGGAAGAAATTGAAAAATGGCAGAGGGATAACCCACCGCCGAAGCCCGGCAGCATACGGGCGCACAACAAACAGGTGGAATGGAAGGCGGTGAGCCCGGATCTGAAGGCGACCGACTTCACCGCCGGATTCGATATGGGCAAGGGGTTTATCATGGGGGCGGCCGGGCGGCCGGATTCCTGGTTCGGCAGCGGCGGCAAGGCGTATCAGACCGAGGCGGAACAGATGGGGCAGGTACCGCTCAAGGATTTGGACGAACGGCAGGTGCTGGTCGGGACCATTGCGGAGGACATCACCCAGTTCGCCGTCGACCAGGCGGTGATTGCCGGGCGGCTTTCCGAGGAAAAGGCGGCCGCGGGATTTACCGTGAATCTGCCGGAAATATCGAAAAAGGATTTCACGAAATCATTAAACGCCGTGCCTCAGTTCACCACGGCCCTGACCGTGGCGGAAAACCAGGGATGGCTCGGCCGGGAGACGGCGGCAAAGCTGTTTGCCCTGGTGGCCGGGCAGATGGGCTTTGAGTACGACGTGGAAGAAGAATTGAAAAAGGCGAAAAAGCCCGAGGATGAGGGCACGGAGGATTATCTTAATGGGTAAAAAACAGTCAAACCCAAGCCCGAAGGCTGTCGGAGCTGTCAAGCCTCCACCTCCGCCAGCGCCGCCAAGGAAGAAATAAATGGCGACGAAAGAACAAATATTTCAACGGAAGGTCAACAAGCTGATCAAACAGGTCGGGCGGATGGAAAAGGCCGAGATCCAGCGAGTGATCCGCCTGTTGTCCGCCGCCCGGAAGGACGTGGCCGCGACCGTGGCCTCCACGGAATGGCAGGCGTATCATCTGCCCCAGATGAAAGCGGCGACCGAGCGGGCGCTGACGGTTTTCGGGGACCAGTACGGGATTCAGATGCGGGAGATGCAGCGGGAATTCTGGGCCGCGGGCATCGACCTGGTGGATCTGCCCATCCGGGAAGTGGGTATCTATGCGGCGATCCCGGAGATCGACACGGCCATGCTGTCCGTCCTCCAGGGGTATTCCACGGACCTGGTGCAGGGGTTGTCCAGGGACGCGATCAAAAAAATCAACCAGGAACTTACCCTGGGGCTGATGGGCCGGAAATCGCCCTATGACGTGATGGGCGCGGTGGGCCGGAACTTAAAGGACAAGAGTATTTTTCGCAGCATTGCCAAGCGTGCCGAGACCATCGTGCGGACCGAGGCCGGGCGGGTGTACGAGGCGGCGGGCCAGGCCCGGAAAGAGGCGGCGGCAAAGGTGGTGCCGGGCCTGCAGAAACAGTGGCACTATGGGCACACGGCCAAGATGCCGCGACTGGACCACCTGGCGGTGCACGGCCAGATCGTTGATGTGGATGCGCCGTATACCGTTTCCGGCGAGGAGCTGATGTATCCCAGGGATCCTGCCGGATCCGCGGCAAACACGATTAATTGCGGGTGAACCAGCCTGCCCTATCATCCCAGTTGGGATGACGCGGTGGAGCAGGCGATGGCGGCATAAACGACAAAGCGGAAAGGAAGGACTAATGACAGATGACAAATTGATCAACGCGGCATTGAAGGCGTTCGGGATTGACAAACAATATGTGCTGGGATCCCGGATCGATGGGGAAACCGGCGAGGCGGTGATCGTGACCGTGGGCGGGGCAAAGGTCCGTTATTCCGAAGGGGATGACGTGACGCCGCTGACGCCGGTCCGGATCACCGGCATCTCTCCGAAAAAACCGAGACCCATCACGGGTGTGGGGAAGAAAAAGGCCGAACCGAAGGCCGCGGCAAAAGAAGAGAAAACCAAGGAATAGGAGGGCGTCATGCCGGGAAAAACTAACGACAAGAAACGGGGGAAAGCGGCGGAAGTAAGCCTGGACGATATCCGGGAAATGCTGTGGCAGGCGGTACGCCATAAAGGCGAAAACGCCTATATCAGCGAGGTTTTCAGCCAGTACCTGATTTATGAAAACGACGGGAAGTATATCAAGGTGGGATATTCCATACTGGACGGCGAGGCAAAACTGGGCACCGAGGAAACCGAGGTGGAAAAGACCTGGGTGGACGCCCGGAGCAGCCAGGCGGAAACCGACGAACACCTGGAAACCACACTGCGCATAGAGGGCGCCCAGGATGCCGAGGGCACGGTGTGGGACGTGACTATCTGCGAGCCGGGATTCACCAAAAACGGCTGGTACTTGGAGGAAGGGGTGCTGCGGGATGCTGCGGGGCTTTTCGATGGTGTTGACGTGAATTTATTCGAACTTCCCGGGGCCACCCACGTCCCGGACGTGCTGTTTGACGTGAAAACCCTGCTGGTTAAAAACAAAGTCGGGTGGATCGACAATGTGAAGTGGGTCGCGGGCCGGGGCCTGGCCGGGATGCTGCATTTTATGGACTCGGCCAAGTGGCTGGGCAAGAATATCCTTTCCGCCATGAACGCCGGCGGGCAGGTGTACGGCCTATCGTATGACGCGCCGGTGCGCGCGAAGAAAGACACTGTTGACGGAAGATCCGTGTTCAAGGCGCTGAAGTTTCTGGCCGCGGACTCGGTGGACATCGTAACCCGTCCGGCTGCGGGCGGAAAATTCAACCGGGCGGTGGCCGCCCACAACGAGGAGGACGTTATGAACAAAAAAGATTTATGGGAATTGATCAAAAGCAAGCGGCCGGATCTTCTTACCGGAAAGGAACTTGACACGATTACGGACGATGAGGTGAAGACCCTGGCCAGGATGGCGATGGAGCCGCCCGAGGCGGGCGGCGGTGGTGGAGAAGGCGGCGCGCCGGACGCCAAGCTGCCGGACAACCTGGTGACGAAAGACGACCTGGATCTTTTCCGGTCCGGCATGGACCTGGACAAGGCTCTCTCCGCAGCGAATTTGCCGGAAAAATCGAAAACACGAATCCGGACGATGTTCGAAAAAAAGGTTTTCAAAGATGATGACCTACAACGGGCCATTGCCGATGAGCAGGATTTTATCGCGGAGCTGGGTAAACCCGCGAGCGGAGATGATGGCGGCACGATTCCCGGCACCGGGGTCCATGTGGGCATCGGCACCGCCGAGCGGGCGCAGATGGCCTGCGACCGGATGTTCGGGCTGACCAAGGAAGATATGGTCGGGTTCGTTACACATGAGCGTCTGGATCACAAACCATTTTTTGCGGACATCCGATCCAAACAGGATTATGACGATTTTGACACCGTGCCCAGCTTTGAAGGACTTCGGGATATGTATGCCTTTCTCACCGGCGACCCTGAAGTGAACGGCCGGTTCAACCGGAAGGGCCTGGCACCGGACCTGCGGGCGTGTGCGGACATCACGTCCGCCACGTTTACCTATGCTCTGGGCAACACGATGGGCCGCCGGCTGGTGAAGGATTTCCGGACGGCGAACTTCCAGGAGGACCTCCTGATATCCGTGCGAAAGCCGGTGAAGGACTTCCGCCAGCAGGAAGCGGTGAATATCGGGTATTTCGGCGATATTGCAGACGTGGATCCGGAAGCGGCGGATTACGACGAAATCGCGGCCATCACCGACGAGGAAAGCACCTACACGGTGGGACAGAAAGGGAACCTGCTCACCTTCAACCGGAAGTTCATCATCAACGACGACCTGTCCACCATGACGCGCATTATCGGCCGCCTGGGCCGGGCCGCCCGCAGAACGTTCGCGAAGTATGTGTGGAACTTATGGATCAATAACGCCACCTGCTCCGACGGCACCGCATGGTTCACCGGCGGGCACGGCAACCTGACGGCGTCCGCGCTGGCGTTTGCCACGGCTATCGTCGGGTACAAGGCGATGGCCAAGATGACGGAAAAAGACTCGGCCGAGAGGATCGGGTTTTTGGATGATCCCAGCGTAAAACCCGTCCTGGTGTATCCCGTCGACCTGATGGAAACCGGTGAGCAAATCGTCAATGACGAGTTTTACTACGGCTCAAATGACCTGACCTCAAAAACCCGGAACCCGCTCAAGGGCAAGATTGCCGGTGCGATGGTATCGCTTTTGTCGGATGCGGACAACTGGGGCCTGCTCATGCCGCCGTCCGAGGTGGACATGGTGGAGATGGGTTTTTTAAACGGCCGCCAGGAACCGGAACTGTTCGTCGCGGACAGCCCTCAGAGCGAGCAGGTGTTCGTCGCGGACAAGATCCGGCACAAGATCCGGCACGAATACGCCGGCACGGTGGTGAGCTTCCAGGGCGGGTACAAAGGGGAAGTGTAACCTGACGGCCGCATGACGCGGCCTGATTTCTCCGGAGAGGAGAACGGCAACAAAACCTAACATTTTCAAATCAGGAGGAAATCATGAACATGAGATTAATGAAAAACATCACGGCGATCTTGCTGATCGCCTTCATACTGATTCTGACCGTGGGATCCGCCAATGCGGCGTACAATCTGAAGCGGAACTGGGTGCGGTTTTCGGCCACGGCCGGAGAGACCCTGGCAACCGGTGACCTGGTCTGCATCAAAGACGCGGACGGGTATGCCTACGAGGCGGACGCGAACGATTCCGATCTTCGGCCCGCACTGGGCATCGTGGGAAAAGGCGGGGCCTCCGGGGCGTCGGTGGAGATTATCGTCATCGGCATTTTTTCCGGATGGTCGAGCCTGAGCGAGGGCGCGGAAGGATATCTGAGCGAGACGGCCTCCGCTGTTACGCAGAGCGCGCCGACCTATGCCCAGCAAGTGGGCGTGGCCATTTCCACCACGGAATACTTCTTCAACTTTTCCAGCTACCTGGACACATCGTCCATCACGGCCCTGGGCGTGCTGGCAGGGGCGTCTCCCATCAGCATGGAAGGCGCTACGGCGGACGATTACGAGACCACCTTCGCGCTGACGGACCCGACAGCGGACCGCACCATCACCTGGCCGGATGTTTCGGGCGTTCCGATCCTGTCCAGCGCCATCCCGGGGGCAGCCGGATCCGTGAGCGCTGCGGCGAACAGCCTCGTGGCGGAGGGGGCCACGGCAGACGCTCATGAAACCACGGTATCCTTCACCGACCCCACTGCCGACCGGACCGTGACCTTCCCGGATTCCAACGTGAACCTGGGGGCGATCGCAAACACACTTCTGGCGGCGCCGTATTCGTATTTCACGGTGGCCTTGAGCGTGAACGGCCAGGAAACGGCCACTCTGGATCCGGCGGCGACCTTCCAGATGCCGTTTGCCGCCACGCTGGTGGAGGTGAGCGTGTGCGCCCGGGATATCGACACCGGGGACGGGGACGAGACCTATACCGTGGACATCGAGGAGGCCGGGACAACGGTTTTGTCTTCCGCCGTTTCCATTACCGTGGACAATACGGCGGTGGTGGGCACAGTGTCGGACACGGCCATCGCAGACAATGCCAAGATCGAGGCGGTGTTGACCATCGGCGGGACGTCGCCGACCATCGACGACCTGACCATCCTGCTCACCTTCAAGGTGGCGCACTCCAGCTAACGGGAGGATGACGACGTGACGACGCGAGCCGACTATATCGAGGCGGTGGGGGAACTGGTGCCCGGGGATCATCCCCTGGCAGCGGCGGATCTTGAAAAGCTGAAGATCAAAGCCGTGGCAAAAGCGATGGACCATCATTCCCGGCAAAAGCCCCAGGTCGTCGTGGAAGATCTGGACGGGGACGGCGGATTCGATTACGCCGTCTCCGGCCTGGCCTCCTGGGCGGATGAATTTTCCGTGATCCGCCAGGTGGAGTACCCGGTGGATGACGACGACGAGACGCCGGATGTGCTGCAGGGTGACGAGTGGACGATCTACGAGAAGCCAGCCGGGGAATACCTGCGGTTTCTCAATGATTCTCCCGCATCAACCGAGGACATCCGCGTGACGTACACGGCCCGGCACGCGTGCACGGTTTCGGCGTGCACCGTGGCGGGCGGGGACCACGAGGCGGTGCAGAGTCTGGCGGCGCATTTTTTTTGCAAGATGCTGGCCGCGGCCTACGCCCTGGACCAGGATTCGACGATCGACGCGGACAGCGTGGAACACGGGGGCCGGTCCCGGAAATATCGGGAACTGGCCAAGCAATATTTGTCCGACTACGACAACCATCTGGGCATCACGTCCGGAAAGCCAAAGGCGGCCAGCGTGACAAAGGACCAGGACAAAACCGCGAGCTGGGCCGGGGACCACCTGACGCACAAGCGGCGGTACCGGTAATGGATGAAATCTCCATCAAGGTTGACTTGTCCCAGGTGGAGGCGTTGAGCCGGCAGTATCCGGGCATATCCGTTAAGGCGAGAACGTCGCGGATCACCGAGGCCCTGGCGCTGCTGGAGCGGGAGATCAAGAAAGACACGCCCTGGGGCGCCGGGCCGATCCATCTGCGGGATTCGATTTTCTCGGAGGTGCGGCACGAAGGCCATAAAGTGGCCGGCATCGTGGGGACGCCGCTTGAGCACGGGCAACCGGTGGAACATGGAACGAAGCCGCATTTTCCGCCGATCGCGCCGCTGACTTTCTGGGTTGAGAAAAAGCTCGGGCTGTATGGAAAAGAGGCAAAGTCCGTGGCGTTTGCCATTGCCCAGACCATTGCGAAACGGGGCACGGAAGGGCACAAAATGTTTTCAGACAACTTCGACGAAAACCGGGACCGGGTGACGGCCATTCTCGCGCAGATCGGTGATGACATCGTCCGGATGACCAGGGGGGCATCATGACCGAATCCGCCATCAACGCCGGAATCAAGACGGTTTTAGACGGTGTTTCATCCATCGCCAATGTGCATGATTATGTGCGGTGGTCGAACTCCTGGGGAACGTTCCTGGCCCTGTTCAAGGATACCGACAACGACAAGATCAACGGGTGGGCGTTTTCGCGAAAGTCGACGGCGACGCAAAACGTCAATATCGGCGAAATCGAGAAAGCGCATGTTTACGTGGTGCGCGGATATTACGGCCTGAAGGACGAGGACGCGAGCGAAAAGACGTTCCAAGGGATCGTGGAGGATGCCCAGACCGCCTTTTTTGCCGACGAGACCCTGGGCGGCGTCTGCGACACCACGCGGCCGGACTGGGGACCGATGGCCGGGGCCGTGGGCCTGCAGATCGACATTATCGAGATCCGGAAATTCGGCACGGTGTTGTGCCATTATTTTGAAGGGCGGCTGTGCGCCATTGAATCCATCAGCGATTAGGAGATGATCATTATGAAAAAATACAGACTTAAAAAAGGCCAGGAAGCGTTCCAGATAGTAGACGGGCCGGACGCCCGGATGAAATTCGAAAAGGGCCGGACCTATACGAAAATTCCCAAGGCAGAGGCCCGGCGGTTCGAGGAAGTAAAACCCGATGCGGCCGTAAAAACCGCCGGAACGACGCCTGCTGCCAAAACCGACAAAAAGGAGTAAACCATCATGAGAAGCTATCGCGCAAACAAAAACCTGATCGCGGTTTCGGCAAATGCCCAGGAGACCGCCATCAACACCGAGCAGACACTGGATACCAGCCTGCTGGTGTCCATCAACGACATCATCAACCTGGAGCCCAGGCGGGAGCATAACGGCGAGGAGCTGACCGGGTATGAAGAGCCGGACACGGTGTATGACCTGGGCAACATGGCCGGGTGCCCGCTGACATTTGAGAAAGCCCAGCCCCAGCATTTTGCATTCCTGCTGGCCTATGCCCTGGGCACGATATCCACGGCAGCGGCCGGATCCGGGTATGAGCACACGATCACGCCCATCGACAACGACGTGGACGGGGACCGGAGCAACCCGAGTTTCTCGGCGGCCCAGCGGTTCGGCGACACGGTGCTTAAACGGCGGTTCGCCTCGATGTTTGTGGACTCATTCGTGGCCACCTTTTCCAAGGACGACTGGCTGAAACTGGTCGGGACGTGCAAGGGGACGGGCAAGGTATCCGACAATGTCGTGGAAGAGTCCATTACGGCGAACGACGATGTGACAGTCCTGACCCTTGCGGCCAATGCGGTGGAGGGCTCCACGGCAGCAGAGCGCCTGCAGAACGTACAGCGGGTCCGCGTGGAACTGGATTCCGGGGAATGGACCGAGGTAGTCTATTCCGCCGTGTCCGATGCAACGCCGGCCGTGATCACCATTGTCGCGCCGGGGGTAGCAGTGACGAGCAAGACGTATAAAGTGCTTTACGTTGCCGAGGAATCCGGCTGGATGACGTTCCCCTCGCGGGTGACCGAGACGCCCATGCGAATGAGCCAGATGACGATCAAGCTCGGCGGCACCTGGGACGGCAGTGATTTCGTGGGCGGCCGTGAGATGGATTCCGAAGTCCGGAGCGTGGAGTGGAACTTTAACAACAACGGCGACATCGAATTCGTGCCCGGCGCAGGGGACACTTATGCGGCCCGGTTTTTCCGGAACGCCAGGAGCCAGGTGCTGCGGATGAACCGGGAGTTCCGGAACTACATCCTCCAGCAGCACATCGACGACAACGACACCTTCGGGGTTTACCTGCTGGCCGAGGGCGCGATATTCGACAGCCCGCACAAGTACCAGGTGGAAGTCATCTTCCCGAAGTGTGCGGTGATCGAGAGCCCTATCAGTGTGGACGGCAAGCGACTGGTTGAGGCCGGGAACCTGATCGTACTGGAAGACAGCACCTACGGCAGCGTGATCGTTAACGTGAAAAACCTGCAGTCCGCTTATGCGGCGTAAACTGTGAGCCAGAAGAAGGAGAGTGAAAATGCCGAGAGCCCTTGGGGAAACAACTAACGAAGTGAGTATCCACGACAATTTGTCAAATAGCCCAATTGTGTTTCGTTACCGGATGCCGACCACCAAAGAGCGGGTGGCCTATGACAACGAGAGTATTCAGCGCAAGGGCAAGAAGATTAAGATGCGCCAGGCCGAGGCCCGGTTGAAGTTCGGCGGAATGATACTGACCGGGTTTGGGCCGGGAGATTTTACAAAGACGGTAGACGGGAAAAACGTTCCAATCGCCAGCGATCCGGATCATCCGAATTATGACCCCGACTGGAAAAAGCGGGTGATGGAAGAGGCGGCCGATCTGGTTATGCTACTGGCGGGTCACGTGTTCGATATTCCCGCATATATCGATGACGATGACGAGGACGATGACGAGGATACACCAGACGAGGATGCCGACCGGGACTGACGGAAGATCTGCAGGCCCTGAAGGCCGGGTTGTGCGCCGGGGTCGAGCGGGCTAACTGCGAGCTTGAAAACGGAGACAACATCGACTGGGCCTGCAGCATGTGCCCGAAGAAACGGGCGGAAGATTTGAGCGAATACACACAGAAACTGTTTCGGGTCCGGGCGCTGAAAATCGCCGGGTACCCGATGCGGGCAAACGATTTAAATTATGAAGAATGGCTTGACTTAGCGGAGATTGAATTGTGGCTGGAAACGCGTCAACCATCAAAATAGAGATCGCGGTGGACGACAAGGGCGGCGTAAAGGTGATCCGCCAGATCGGGTCCGAGTCCGAGAAAACCGGGAAAAAAGGCAAGAAGTCCTTTTCCGGGATGGGCAAGAGCCTGGGATCCATGAATAAACGCCTGGCCGTGGCCGCGGGAAAGATCGCCGCCCTGGCCGCGGCCGCCATCAGCATCGGCACCCTGATCATTGCCGTGCGGAAGCTGAAGAAGGCCGTGGAAGAGTATGTCAGCCTGGCGAATATCCAGGAGAAGGTGGAGACGCGCCTGGCGGCGGTGGTCCGGTCCACCGGCGGGGCGGCCGGGTTCTCCGCGGGCGAGCTGTACGAGATGGCCGCGGCCATGCAGAAGGTGACCACCATCGGTGATGAGGTGACCATCGGCGGCATGGCCATCCTGGCGACCTTCAAGCAGATCCGGGGCGAGGCGTTCGAGCGGACCACAATGGCGGCGGCGGACATGGCCGATGTTATGGAAAGTGATCTTAAAAGCGCTCTGGTGATGATCGGAAAAGCGCTGAACGACCCCATCGCGAACCTGTCCGCCATGAGTAGGGCCGGAGTGCAATTCACCAATATCCAGAAAGAAACCATCAAGCGTTTGTGGGAATTGGGAGACGCGGCTGGAGCCCAATCCATCATCCTGGATGAATTGGAAAGTCAGTTCGGCGGCGCGGCCGAGGCAGCGCGCGAGCGGTTCGGCGGCAGCGTGACGGCGGCCAAGAACGCCCTGGGGGATTACCGGGAAGAGCTGGGGTATGTCATCACGAAGAACCAGTTTTTTATTGATCTGGCGCATCTGGCGGAGGAGCGGTTTATTGCGTGGGGCAACGCCGTTAAGGAGAACCGGGTGGAGCTGATGCTGCTGGCGAAAGAAGGCGTGCTGAAAGTGGTGGACAGCTTGACGACGGCGCTTGAGGTGATGCGGTTTTTCCATAATGGCTGGCTGGGAATAAAACTGGCCGGGCAGACGGCGCTTTGGGGCCTGGTGACGCTCCTTGATAAGGTGTATTCCAGGATGCGGTTCGTATTGAAACCGATGGACCTCATCTTTGCCGGCGCGAAAAAGATCGGTCTTATCGATGTCAACCCCTTTGATAAAATCGGCCAGGTTTTGGGGGACCTCAGAGAAATAACGTGGGACGGCACCAAAGGCATTCTGGGCGATATCGAGAAAAACAACAAAAGATATGACACGGTCATCGATAAAATTCGAACGTTGCGAGCTGAAATTGCGAAAATCGAGGTGAGCCAAGCTGCGGATGAAAAAGGCCGCGTGCCTGGTGTGCCGACGGAAGAAGAAGCCGCAAAGGCCGTAAAAGCGGCTCGTGAAACCGCCCTGGCCGTTGCCCAGGCGGACAAGGAGATTCTGGAAGGCCGTTTGAGCGAGTATCAGAACTTTTACGGCAAACTCCAAACCATGATCCAGCAGACGGCGGAACAAGAAAAGGCCCATGTGCGCGAGCTGAACCAGTTGTACAAGCAAAAAGCCGACATCCGGATGAGCACCGAGGCCATGATCCGGAGCCTGCGGGAAAGCCGGATGACGCCGGAAGAAAAATATGAGTCCCAGCGCAGCGGATTGAGCAAACAGTATCTTGAGGCGTTGAAGCTTTCCGGCCAGGAGCAGGTCCAGGCATTGGAAGCCTACAAGGCGGCGGTGCAGGGCCTGGCGTCCCAGTTTTCCGGGGGGATCTCGGCAGGCGAGAGCATGTACGGCATGGGCGGCGAGCGGTTTGCCGTATCATCAAAAGAAATCATCGAGACGGCCATTTCCGACATCCAGCGGGCCGCAGGCGTGCAGCAACGGGCGCTGCAGGATCTGGCCGTTGAAAAGGAACGCCAGGTGGAAGCGGACCGGGTGTGGAAGGATGAGCTGGTTCGATCGGCAAAGGATGTGGCTATTGAAATTGAGATGCTTGAGGGTGTTTTGACGGAGCTGTCCGCCATGATCGATGAAATGGACCGGGTCATCAAGATCGAAGGCGAAGACCGGGTTACGCCGGTTGTCAACCAGATCCAGACCGCTTTGAATGGGTTGCATGACAAGACCGTCACCATCACCACCATCCACCGGGACGTTTTTGCCGGTGTGTCCGGCGGCGGAGAGTCGGCGGCACCGGTGGAAGGCTCGCATGCTTCCGGCACCCGGTGGGTGCCCAAAACCGGGTTATATGTGCTGCACCAGGGCGAGGAGGTCCACACGCCGAGCGAAGTGAAACGGGAGGATGCCGGTAGCGGGATCACCATAAAGGGAGACATCAACGTGATTATCCCCGAATCCGCAGCGCCGCAAAAACCGGAAGATTACCGGATGATTACGCGGCAGTATATCATTCCCGAACTCCAGCGGGCCGGGAGGTTATAAATGGCGAAAATCATCTTCGCGCTCGACGGAGACACCTTCACGTTCGATGTGGCCAGAAGCCATCCGGTGAACGATCCCAAGGCCGTGAACGTGGTGGTCGGCTATTCCGAAGGCCGCCAGTTGTACGCGTATGATAAGGGCATCGAGGAGCAGTTTTTCAACCTGACGTTCAACAACGCCACGGCCGATGATTTTGACAATGTTGAGGAGTGGCTCACCGACATTGCCGTGGGGCCGAAAAACACGTTCACGTATACGGATGAGGATAGCGGCACCCACACGGTGCGCATGATGGACACGGAAAACCCGCTGCGAAAGGTCGGGCCGAACCAGCACGCCGGCACCATCCGGCTCAGAAAAGAGATCACGTAAATGCGGAGCTTCAACACCAACTTCAACACCGAGCGGGCCAAGCGCGGAACGGCGCCCATCAATCTGATGACGTGGGCCTTTTCCACACCGGTGTATGTGTCCGACCGGGACGTGACGCCGTCCGGGGGATCCGCACACAGCGGCATCGTCACGGAGTGGGGGTTTGTGGACACGTCACTGAAGCAGTCCGCCGGCAGCGGGATTTTGGACAGCCTGGAGATCCCGGACCTGGTGGTGACGCTGATCAATTCCGAGGCCACGCCG